TGGAGACAAGCGATGAGCGAAGCACTGAGGACGAATGTGGTAGAGGCGGCTCTTAAGTTCTGCGAATTGGTTGCGGAGAGCAAGCCGATTGCAGAACGAATAAACATGCTCCCTGAATGGGCGCGAAAGTATATCCATGACGTAGAGGCGAAGTGTGACCCGGCTGGGGATATTCGGACAATCTCAGAATTATGCGATACGATTCGTGCCTTGGAAGCCGCTCTCTCCCTATCCGCACCGGAGAGGGAAGCACTTGTACAGCACATGGTCAATCGGTTTTTACAATGGCGATTGCCGGAGAACTTCAACCCTGACGGCGGCATCAGCTTCAAGAAGGCCATTAATGAGCAACTGCCAACTTGGCCTCAGAAGAACGAACCTACTGGCACCAATCTTCTCGACGCAACTCAAGCGGAGGAGATGGTTCGCTACATGCTGTCCGAATCTCCCTCAGAGTCCGCACCGGCTCCAGAGGGGGCGACACGCGAAAAAATCGCGGAAGAAATTTATGACCTATTCGGGATGGTTACACAGATGCACCCGGCAGATGGCCGCGACAAAGCGTACTCAAAATCCGACCGGGAAGAATTACTGAAAATTTTGGCGAAACTTCCGGCTCCAGAGGGGATGGGGCGGGACGTGAAAATATGTACATGCTCTCACCGTCAAGAGAGGCACAACAAAAGCGGGTGCCAAGATTGTACTTCTTGTGAATTTTTCGTATCGGCGCACCCAACCTCCGAGAGCGGGACGGAAGATTCACGACCATATCCTGATGCAACTGTAATGCGTTCGCGGTTGCAACTTCTTTCTTTCCTGATTACAGGGAACGATTACGCTTTCTTTTCAGCTAACCCAGCAATACAAGAATCGTTGAAGTGTTACAGCGAACGAGTAATTGAGGATTGGCAAGCGAAAGCCGAGAGCGGGCGGGTGGAGGAACGATGAAGTTTGCATATGCTGATCCACCTTATATCGGACAGGCCGCGAAGCATTACGACTGTGCCGAAGTGAATCATGAGGTGTTATTAGCGCGATTGATGGATGAGTTTCCCGATGGTTGGGCATTATCCGCCAGCTCACCAAGTTTGCGAGAAATAATTCGGATGCCTTTATATCCAGAGAAAGCGCGAATCGGCGCGTGGGTAAAACCGTTCTGTTCTTTTAAAAAGAACGTGAATCCGGCGTATGCGTGGGAGCCTGTTATTTTCTACGGCGGTCGCAGGAAAGGAACGGGCAAGCACATAGAAACTGAGCGCGATTGGTGCGCGGAGTCCATAACACTTCGTAAAGGATTGAGCGGAGTTAAGCCGTTGGGCGTGTGTTATTGGATATTCGAGATGCTGGGAATGTGCAAGTGCGATGAGTTCCACGATCTATTTCCGGGAAGTGGGGCGGTAACGAAAGCGTGGGAAATGTTCGTGGCCTCTCAGTCCCAACCCCCTGTGAAAAACGATGTGGGGTAAGTTGCTCCTACCATGTAGGAGGCAGTTATGAAACGAAAAATCAACAGAGCGCCGTTAAGAAAGATCATAGCAGTTACGCGATACGCAGAGTCAATGTTCGATAAGAATTACGTCGTGTTCGAGTGTGGACACACAGGAACCGCAACGGAGAATGCCATACGAGGGAGGTGTAAGGACTGCGAAAAGCAGTCCCAACCCTCTGGGGTGAGGAAATGAACAAAGTTAGGCTGTTATTCCAATTTTTATTGGGGCATATCGCTATTTTCTTCGGTTGCAACGACCAATTAACGCAATTCTGTGATCGGTGTGGCCGCTCTCCATTTCTCGGGTTTTGGGCTGAAAATGAAATATGGATTGCCGTTGCGGGGAACGTTAATGGTTGCAGGCACGGAGCGTATTGCGTCCCCTGCTTTGCAGACTTAGCGCGAGAAAAAGGAATACGGCTTCATTGGGAGCCACGATGGGAACCCTCCACGACGTTGGGGAGTGAACAAAAGTGATTACAGTTAGTTTTTGCTGCAATGATCCCGACAACGGTAATTTCGATGGGCGCGTGGCTGGAATAGAAATCCATGGCATAGAGGGCTGCGATGTTACTCTAGAGCCGCGCACCTATCCCGCTCCGGGTTTTACTTGGCTCGACTATGCGCCTAAGCCGCACGATTCTCGCGAGACAGCAGGATTCAAGGTTGCGCGATTCAGGTTTCGTTGTGCGCCGTACAAATCGTGGTATGGGAATTGGTGCTGGGATGCCGTAAAAATGAGCGGAGTAGAGGTTTTGCGGCTATGCCGAGTATTGTGCAATGCAAAGTGGTCATGCACTGAAGCAGACGCTGAATTCGCGAACGCGTGGGATTGCGGACACGAAAAGATAACTAAGGAACTTCTCAGCAAAGCTCTCAGGCCTGCGACGTTGGGGAGTGAGGAAAAATCGGAATGAAGCGGGCATTTGAACTACGTTGTCTTTGTGGCCACGACTACCACGATCATGCCCGTAAGTTCGACGAAAAGAAGCAGCAGTTTTGAGTTCGCACATAACGGCAAATGTACAAAGTGTAGATGCGTTGCCTTCTTCGCGCCGATTGCGAATTTAAGCATGACCGGAAGGGAGTAGGTATGGAATTTCCGCCAAGTTGGTATTTGATGTGCGGGTTAGTTTCCTTTATATGTGGAATTTTAATTGGAACTAACTATTTACTTAGCAAAATTCTGGATGAATTACGCAAGCGCACGGACTCCTCCCCAGATAAGGAGAAGGGATAAAGGGTTATGAGCGTCGGAATGTACGCGGAAGAGTTTGATATACCGAAAAAGGCGGCAACCGAGTCCAAAGCGGAAGGGGGCAATTGTCAAAACATGGGTAATTTAATAACCAATTTAGGTAATAAAATTTCTGCCGAAATGACAAATGAACCTCTCCAACCCTCCGTACAGCGAGAGGCGCAGAGTTCATCACCAAGTCACGGCAGTGCGGGAATAGGAGCGGGGGTCGAGAATACCGCACGTGAACTCGTACAAGATGTAAAGGCCGATACCCCCAAATTTCAGCAACCCTCCGTACAGGGGCCGCAGGATTGGATATTGAATTTAAGCCGTGCACTAGCTGGAACGTTAACGCCGACATCGATGTATCTAAATTCCCTGGCGTGGGAAGCGGCGCGGGACAAACTTGCTCAATCAATAGCACGGGAAATCCGCGTATATGCTCCTAAATCGGCCCCCTCCATCACGAGCGCGAGGATCGCAGAGATCGCACGAAAATACGGGTTCACCTACAAATTCCGCGAGACTGAATGTTCCTCGTCAGAAGAACGAATCGAGCCTGATTTTTTGGAGGCTCTCCGCGAGGCCGGAGTGAGGGTGGAATGACAGAAAAATTAGCACGGCGCGATCAGTTAGTTAAGGCCAACACGCGGGACATGATTAAGGCGATTGCAAGCGATATCGGCAAGCAGGTCGCTCATCACATAGAAATTCAATATCCGGACGCTGTTAAGGCAGCCTCTTCTACGTTCCTGACATCCGTTCGCGGATGCGTTCACAATGAAATTATGGCCGCAATTGATAGTGACATTGATGCCGAAAAGCGCATCGCGTTTAACGATAAATTCCGGCGTCATATTCGCGCACAGTACAAGAAAATTAGCGGTGTGAAATGAGCGAACAGGAACAACAAGCGCCGGAAGATATTCAATACTGCACCAGTGACCCGGAAAAAGTAAATATGCGTCTTTTGGCTGAACTCTCGTCCCTCCGCGCTCAATTGATGGAAGCTAGAGAAACATTAAAGAGCGGTTACGAAGATATAACTCAATTGAAACTAGATCATGCCAAACAATTTGATGATTACCGCGTAGGGCTTCTTGAGGCAATTGATGTTGAAGCAGAAGCTCATGCCCTACGGGCTGCTGAAGTACAGTCCCTCCGCGCTGAGGTGGAGAGGTTGCGGGCGGCTTTGCAAAATATTGGTAATCATCTCGGCAGGCCGACCACTGGTTATACGGCCCCGTCATATCAGATGGGCGAGATGCGGCAGATTATCTACGATTGCGCTGCGTTAGTGAAGGTGACACTTGGCTAAATGGGAAACTCCAGAATTGGCTGCTCTGTATGCGAAAAAGGAAGACCTCCTAGATAGGCACACCCCTTTGCTTTATCACCAAGACCATGATGGTGCTAATCATTGCATGTGCCCCATCGCCCGCGAATACAGGGCCGTTAGCTCGCTCTATTGGGAATTACGCGAAAAGCTGAAACCTAAAAACGCGAAAGCACTTAAACAAGCGGCGGCACTCTCTGAGGCCCGGAAGGAGACATAGGGGATGGAACAAGTTAAAAAGTGGTCCAACGCACGGCTTTTTGTGTTTGTAATTTTCGTGATAATTCCGGCTGCACTATTTGAAATGCTGAAGGCCGCCAACGCACTTATGTACGAAATTGATGCGGAAATAGCCAAGCGCGGCGGCTCCGCAGAATAGGGGATGAGGGTAATGAAGCGGATAAAAACTATGAATGAATTCTGTAAAAAGCTGAAATGCGTAACCGTGGTGCTCGACACTTGTGCTGTCTGCGGCGGAACCTTAACGGAGACTAATCACAAGTCTTATAGCGGATTTGAGCTTACCGGTAACGAAGACCTCGCCCATCTTGGAAACACAACTTGTTATGCTAAAAACTGCATAGGAGAGTATCACCAGTTTGCAAGGTCCAAGCAACTATGACGCTGCGGGAACAAACTAAACTTTTTGAGGTTCGCCGAATTGCAGTAACCATTCTCGCGCAGGGCGGAATATTTCAGGCAAGCAAACAGTTAAGAATCCACCGCAATACGATCTACAGAAAGCTACTCGCCGCTGGAGTAGTTGCGCCAATTACAGTTGCAAAGCTCCGCACGCTGCTGCAAGAACGCGACACTTAAACACCTCTCCTACGCTATTTGCTGTACATCCAACCTAAGTTGTCCTACATATAGGGTTGTAGAAACCCTTAGCTAACTAAAAGGGCATGGGTGCTGGGGCGACCTCTCGGGTTCGGAACATGATACAGCACCCATTAAAAAGTTAAATATGGAAACGGACACGAATACAACCAAAGCCTGCGTAGCTCAAATGGTAGAGCGGCCGCCTTGTAAGCGGCGGGTTGATGGTTCGATTCCGTCCGTAGGCTCCAAACTTTAAACGCCGGGCACGCGTCAAAGATTGCCCCTCTTGCCAACTTAATGAGCATTCGTGTCTTTCACTCAGACCTCAATCCTGAGGTAGATAGATTTTCCTACAGAGTTTCAAACAGCAGCGCAAGCGATTCGGTGGATCGCGGCGAAGGTAGGCTGCTTCAGCTTGGAGACGGCAGCACGATCCTGCAACTCTATCGCCGACGAGCTAGCGTTCAAGATATGTGGGACGAACGCCTGAGCGAGTGCCTACCAGCAGCTAAAGCTGTAAAGCTGCCGCCGAGAGAAATACCTGGAGTGTTCTTCCGGCCTCCACAATCGGACAGATGGCGCATGGAGCACCGTACGGTCACATTCATGCCGAGAGTAGCTGGTAACACTGTTCCTGCGCAATTATGATCCGCTGTATTCATCTTGACCTTCACCGCATAGATACCAAGCAAATGAATCCCAAGCCTCCGGCAGTTGGCGGGTATCGGTGTACTGAGTGCGGGGAAATATTAGTAGCGCAGCCGTATGAGATCAGGGTTGTGGCCAGCCTTCACGCCGAGACAGCAGCAGGTAATTAACTGCTTGTATGCGGGTATGGAAAACAAGGAAATCGCGAAGGAGCTGGGAATAGGCGTGAGGACAGTCAAGCAGAACATCAATCGAATCGCGGACAAGTTATTGATAGATGCTGACGTGTTTCATGTGCGCGTGCGAATTGTCTGGTTACTTAGAGGGCGATACGCCTAGATGCCTGAGACCGCAATCACTCTGACGCTTCATGGAGTTACCACTGGCGGAGTCCTACTTTTGCTGGGCATTGCATTGAAGCAGCACAAAGTCTGGGTGCGGATGAAAGACAGAATGAATTCTCTGTGGCGGTCTTACTGCAAAGAGCATGATGAGCACTATGTGCCTTTAGAGAACGGACACAGCGGCGACTGATGATTGACCAAATGACTCAAGCCTACCCGTTCACTCTGCTTGCATTGTGTATCTGGCGTGAGGCGCGCGGGGAATCGGCAACGACGAAGCTGGCGGTTGCATGGTCAATCAGGAATCGCGTAGTGCGCGGCGGATGGTGGGGAAATACGTGGCCCACGGTAATCCTCAAGCCCTATCAGTATTCAAGCTTCAATGCCAATGATCCAAATGCTACTAAGCTTCCCGGCCCCGCAGATGCTTCGTGGTTCGATTCACTGAATGCAGCCAATGACGTATTCGATACCCCTATTGCTCCCGATCCCACAGGCGGAGCAACTAGCTATTTCGATAAAAGCTTAGACAACAATCCGCCAGCATGGGCAGCGGAGAAAATTCATACCTGCGACATCGGTTCACTGCACTTCTACAAAGAGGCATGAACTGGTTAGAAAAACTGATCGTCAAGAAGAAAGCAGAAGGTTTAGTAGATCAGGCCATTAAGGAGTCGAGCATGTCAGCACCAATGAAAGCGTATTTGATCGGCGCAGCGAACGCGGCAATAAGCGGACTGGCGGCAGGTGGATTGAGCTTCGGAGTAGGCGTTGATTGGAAGCATTCACTGGTAGTCGCTATTGGCTCGGCTGGAGTATCGCTGATTAAGTGGTTTTCGCAGCACCCAATCCCTGGAGGAACACAATGAATACACAATATGGAAATGCCCAGCGCGGCATGGACTCTCCTTCCAAACCAACGCGAGAAAATCTGCCTAGCATTTGCGCGGAAAGCAACAAACTGGCACTCACCCTAGCAGATCGCCTCAATGTAATTTTAGCGCGATTGCGTGGGTCGCAGCCACAGGGTGAGCCGAGCCTCGCTAAAAACGCTGAATATAGCCTAATGCAGGATATGGGCTGTCTTCGCGGAACACTCTTTGACATTCAGGCCCAAATCGTTGAATTGGAAGGATTGGTCTAAATGAAATCTCTCATCATCGCGCTGGCCCTATTTATCTCAAATGCGGTATTCGCGCAAACCGCGGCAAGCAATCCGACAAACATCTACGCCGCTGGAATCTCATTCAATCAAGGCGCAACTCCGCAAATCGCAGGAACTGCCTTGTACGCTCACAGCATCAGCGATTCAGGAACTTACGCGTTCACGGTGATTGATGCTCTGCCGAATACGTTTCACCCATTCTCTGTGACTACAAACATTGGCGCTGGGGTCGCACAAAAAGTATTCACAATCAGCAATGTTCCTGTGTATGTGCCGACAAGCGCAGGAATATCGTTTAACGGCTCGAATACTGGATGGGCTTGGTCTACTGGTGCTTTGGCTTCATTCAAGCTTAAGGGTAATTGGCGTTTGATGCCTAATGTGCGAGTAGTGAAAAGCTCGGTCTCGGGCGGAACTGGATTCCAGCCTATTGTGGGCATTTTGTTCGGATGGGGACAGTAATTGGAAGCGAAGGGAGCTTAATGAAAACGCGCGAAAGTATTGAAGCTCAGACGCTGGAAACCCCGAATCCAGAATCGGCCAAAACGCCGAGGGGTAAAAATCCCAGGAGTTTAGCCAATCTTGTTGCCCCATGGACATCTGAAACTGCTCCGCGGAATGGCGGGCGACCAAAGAAAGATATCTCTCAGGAAATTGCGCGGCAAGCGTTTGAGAACAATAAGGAAACTATCTACAAGTCCTATGTGGAATTGTTACTCAAGGGAAGTGCATTCGGATTTCAAGTATTGGCTGAGCGGGCTTATGGAAAGCTAAAAGAAACGCGCGACACAGGCAGTGAGTTTAACGAAGTATCTGATGCAGACCTCAATAAGCGAATCGCAGAACTCGAACGCGATCTTGGCCTTGCGAAACAGATTGATGAAGCTGGAAGAACTAGCATCACTGCGGCAGGAGACCAACAGGCGGAAGAGCATGCGGAAAATCCAAGCATACTTTCCTGATACTGGGCCGCTACGCAGAGAGCTATATGTAAAGCACTGCGAGTTCTTTGCGGCAGGATCGCGTTTTCGTGAACGGTTGATGCTGGCTGGCAACCGTGTGGGAAAGACTGAAGGGGTTGGTGGTTATGAAATGTCCCTACATCTTACGGGTGAATATCCTGATTGGTGGACGGGAAGGAGATTCACCAAGGGTATACGGGCGTGGGCCGCTGGCGACACTTCAAAGACTGTACGAGAGATTCTTCAAGCGAAGCTATTGGGCCCAATCGGTCAATGGGGTACAGGTTTGATACCTGGTGAATCCATTGAGCGCACGGTAAGGGCTAGTGGCGGAGTTCCTGACACGGTAGAAGCTGTCTATGTAAAGCATAAGAGTGGAACAACGAGCTACCTGCTATTCAAATCGTACGATCAGCGGCGAGAAGCATTCCAAGGCACAGAGCAAGACCTCATATGGCTGGATGAAGAGCCGCCATTAGATATCTACACAGAATGCCTGCTAAGAACCATGACCAATGACGGCATGGTTATGTGTACGTTCACCCCATTGCAGGGTATGTCTGATGTCGTGCTAATGTTTCTTCCCGGCGGCAAGCTGGAATTAGAGAGTGCTAACCCATCACGATTTACGGTTATGGCGACATGGGATGACGCACCTCATCTCACGGAATCTGCCAAAAAGGAACTTTGGGCATCAATTCCACCGTATCAGCGTGATGCTAGATCAAAAGGCGTTCCACAATTGGGGTCAGGGGCTATTTACCCGGTACCCGAATCAGATATTACATGCGCGCCATTTGTAATCCCCCCACACTGGCCACAGGGGTATGGAATGGATGTGGGCTGGAACTTTACTGCTGCTGTGTGGGGCGCGGTGGATCGCCAGACTGACACTTTGTACCTCACTCACGGATACAAGCGCAGCCAAGCAGAGCCTTCCATTCACGTTCAGGCAATTAGGAGTCCCGGAGAGTGGATTCCCGGATTTATTGATCCAGCGTCTAGGGGTAGAAGCCAGAAGGATGGCTCGCAACTTCTCTATGACTATCAACAATTAGGCTTGCATCTCGACCTTGCCGACAATGGCGTGGAGAGTGGTTTGTATTCCATGTGGAACCGCATGAGTACTGGAAGATTGAAAGTATTCTCCAGTATAGGCGGATGGTTTGAGGAGTTCAGACTCTATCGGCGAGATGATAAAGGCCGAGTCGTTAAAGAAAACGACCACTACATGGATGCGACTCGATATTTAGAGAGTCGCTTGACTTCTTTCAAGACTAAACCATTGCCGCCTAAAGTTGTAAATGAGTATCGCTATGCAGGCCAAGCGGGTCAGAACTGGATGGCAGGGTAGATGTTTCATATTGATCTAAAGATAGGACGCTAATGGAGTATGAAAATAATTTGCCGATTGTTCGGTCATAAGTGGGGCGAGTGGCGAAAATGCACAACCGTTTGGAATCATGGCCTAAATGAACATGATTGCACGCGGTGTGGATGCAGAGAGCTTAATTGGAATTGCTTCCAAAGAATCGGTAGCGCCATAAAAATTAGAATGCCCCAGTATTATGTAGTTACGCGGCCCCATTCCGATTAATCTTGGGAAGCCGAGATCATGATGAAAAAGTGAAGTTGAGTTCTTTGCGGAGGGCATGATGAGCATATTGGAATCATGGCAAAAGGTGCATCGCATTGTGCGCTACGTCCTTAAAGAAAAGGGAGAATATTGGGCAAATATATACTTGACGCACATATCTGCGTTATTGTCTCATGTCTTTTATGCGGTCTTGGTAATCTTTGCAATCCTCGTCATAACAAATGTGCAATCCCTTGGGACGCGGCTTCCAACTCACCCCACTCAAGCCAACGTTAGGATCGCCCAGAGAAGCAACAGCTACCAGATGGCTGATTTCTATACAGTTTTCACTGAGCCTCTCAGGATCGCCAGGGAAAACATCTTTATAAACCACATCGCCCCACAAAAAGAGTTTGGTTTTGTTGTTCCAAGCTACTTGCCACATCTTGACAGTGAAAAGCGTAAGGACTCCAGTAAATACAGCAGTCCACATCGCGGCTTTATTAGCGAACAGAAAATTCCAAATTTTTTTAGGCATCTTTACATCGGCCTCAAGATTTTTATTTTCGTCGTTTTGTTTGTTTTTGCTATTGGGTGCCTTAGGTACGGGCTTGAATTTGGACAATGGAAATACCTCTCACTAGGGGCAATTTTATCTTGCCTTTTGTACTTATTGGCAATGAACATAAATCTATGAAACAACCTGAATACACCGAGGGGTCTAAAGCAACTGAGAGCTTTGAACGGGGGATGAAGGCATTGTTCAAGGCTCCCAAAGCCGCAATTGTACAGTCCGGGAAGAAGAAACAGAAGAAGGCTTCTTCGGTACGGAAACAGAAGCGGACAGACAAGGACTAGAACGGGAGTGGCGTTTCCCGCGTCCCTGTCTCTTCGTGGTGTGGCGAATCACTCTTGCCCGTTAGTTCGTCATAGGTGAGTCGCTTGCCGCGGAGATTTTACTAGATGCTGCTAGGGCTATTTTGGGTATGAGGCCAATAGCATTTCATACGGGAGATCGATACCAATGGCAATGACTGAAGCGGCCAAGCGAGCCGTACCCAAATCGCAGCGCGGAGTACCTTCCAAATCTGGCACAGGTTCTTACCCTTTGGACACGTCAAAGCATAGAGCCGAAGCTGTGTCTTTGGCTGCAATGCACCACGGCGCGAATTCATCGTTTACAAACCGCATTCGGTCGAGAGCAAGGAAAGTGGCGAGCAATTCAGTTAAGTTGAGCAGCTTACGTTATGCAGGATAGGAAAGAGATTGTCCAACTGCGCCGCCGGATTATCTCTGAATATATTTCAAACTGCTCGCAGAATATGAAGGCCACGCAAACCACCGCACAACTAAAGGCCAATGGTCGAATCATGGCAGACCGCGCAATATCTCAAGCCCGCAAGAATCTAGCCGCGAAAGGAATCGCATGAGCCTATCCAACCTCACAGCGGAGCAGCTCCAAAACTTCCGTCCGTTGCATGACCGAATCTTAATTCGCAGATTGCCCGATATGCGATCAAGCACAATTGTTCTGACCGATAAAGAGCGCAGCTTGCGCGGTGAAGTATTAGCCACTGGGCCGGGTAAATATTGCTGCGATCACGGAAGAATGAGGCCTGTAGCAGTAGTCCCTGGTCAAGTGGTGTACTTCGGCCAGTATTCTGATTATGAGGAAGGCGATGTGCTGTTAATAACGGAAGCTGATATTAAAGGTGTAGATAAGATAAGTCCCCCGGCTAAGTCCCCCGGCCCTAAGGGGCCATACCGAAGCGGATATTCGCGGAGTAGAAGAGAACTGAAATGATATTCAATGAGGATTTTTATGCAGCGCAATACATTCAAGTTCTGAAAAGAAATTTTGTTTTTTGGGATACGCCGAACGAATGGCTTAAGCGAAACCTTCCCACTTTATCTTCTTACATCAATTGAGCCAATCCCAAGAGATTGCTGATAGCGCAAAAAAGGCTACAGCAAACAAACCGAACGAACAGTCAACCAAAGACTTCATTGAGCTAGCCCTGCAACGCTTCAAGATTGCTGCTGAAGCGGAGATGCTTATGCGTGCTGACATGCTTGATGATCTTAAGTTCTCTGTAGGAGAACAGTGGCCGCCTGAGCTTAGAACGCAACGCTCTAATGAGGGCCGTCCATGCCTTACAAATAACCGACTTCCCCAGTTCATACGCCAAATAACCAATGAGCAGAGACAGCAGCGGCCAGCAATTCAAATTAATCCCATCGGGGATGGAGCGGACAAAGAAACCGCAGACATTTTCGAGGGATGCGTAAGGCATATTGAAGTTAATAGCGAGGCCGATGTAGCGCGAGATGTGGCGTTTGATTCGATGGTGCGCATCGGCATTGGCTGGCGAAGAGTTTGCACAAATTACCTATCCGATGATGGTGATGAGCAAGAAATATTCATTGAGCCCATCCCTAATTCCTTCACAGTCTATGACGATCCAAACTGCACAATGCCGGATAGATCAGATGCCAAATTTCGATTTGTAGTTTGCGATCTCACCGAGCAAGAATACCGCTTAAATTACCAAAAATCGGAGATGGCCTCCCTGCTTGAGGCTACCAGCGTAGGCGACCAGCCGCAGGAATGGTATTACTCGACAGAAACCGGACAGCAAATGATCCGTATTGCTGAGTACTGGTATGTAGAAGAAGAAAAAGTCGGACAGAGAATTAAGTCTACAGTGAAGTGCGCAATCATCAATGCTCTGGAAATACTGGATCAGCCTAAATGGGTAGGAAAGTATATCCCTATCATCCCGGTAATTGGCGATGACCATATCGTTGATGGAAAGCGCTTTGTGTCAGGAATGGTTAGAGCCGCCAAGGATCCCCAGCGCATGTACAACTATTGGGTATCATCGGCGACTGAGACGATTGCTCTCGCTCCCAAAGCCCCATTCATTATTGCGGAAGGACAAGATGAGAATCACGAGGATGAATGGTCGCAAGCTAATGTAAAGAATTTTGCCAGACTGATTTATAAGCCTGTTTCAATTAGCGGTCAGGTTATTGGCCCTCCCCAGCGCAATACCTATGAGCCGCCAATTCAGGCTATGAATCAGATGATTCGTCAAGCCGACAATGATCTGAAATCAACCACCGGGATTTATGACGCTTCTCTGGGAGAAAAGGGCCCAGATCAATCCGGCAAGGCTATATTGGCCCGCCAGAAGCAGACCGATGTCGCGACCCTTAACTATTCCGACAATCTAGCGCGGTCTATTCGCCTAGAAGGTAAAATCCTGCTCGATCTCATTCCTAAAATCTACGATGCGCCGCGCATTCAGAGAATTATTCATCCGGACCAGACAACAAAAATGGTTGGCGTGTTCAATTCCAAGCTGAGCAAAACCTCTACAGACGACGTTCAGCAATTGGAAGAGATGCAAGGCGTTAAGAAAATCTATGATCTCGGCGTAGGACGTTACGATGTAGCAATTTCCGTGGGGCCTAGTTATCAGAGCAAGCGGCAAGAGGCTGTTGCCTCCATTATGGCATTGATTCAAGCGTACCCACAGGCCATGCAGGTGGCCGGGGATCTGCTGCTTAGGAATATGGACTGGCCGTACTCGGATGAAATTGCTGACCGATTAAAAGCCATGCTCCCACCGGCATTGCAAGGCGATTCGGATGATCCGAAGTCCAAACTTATTGCACTGCAATCTCAATTACAGGCTGTTATGCAGCAGCATGAGCAATTGGTTGCTCAGCTTAATCAGGCTAAAGATGTAATCCAGACAAAGCAGGTAGAAGCGCAGAACAAAATGGACGTAGAAAAACTCCATGCGGAAACTCAGATCACGGTCGCAGAAATAAATACTAAGGCCCAAATTGCTCTAGAGCGCATGAAGTGGATACAGAAATCAGCCTCCGACATTATGGGGCAGCAACACGAGCAGGATATGACCGACCAGCAGAATTTGCATGAGGCCGCGATGAGCCAGATGCCGCCTCCAGTTGATCCTAATGCAGCCGCAGAGCAGCAACCAACAGCCTGACTCAGATGAGTCTTGGGAAGCCTCAGAAGCCATTCTAAATTTTCGGCCCAGCGGTGGGCCTGTTGATACGCCGCGCCTAAATCCACCGGAGACAATCCATGCCGACACAAGAAGAAGTTGACGCAGCCGACTTGCAGACTGAAACCGAGCAATCGGAGGAAACGCAAGAACAACCTGAGGTCGAACAGACCGAAAGCGAAGCCGAATCAGGAGCGGCAGATGAGAAGCGGGAGTCTAAGCCGAAAGGTAAAGGCGGATTTCAGCGGCGTATAGACAAACTAACGCGCCGAATCTATGAGCTTGAAAAAGAACGGGAATCAGGAAAAGGCCAAACCAGACCTACAGAAGATCCCGAGCCGAAAGAAAGCGATTTTAACGACGTACACGCTTTTCTGAAGGCACAAGCAAAATGGGAAGCCCGTCAAGAAGTTCGTGCGGAACGTGCTGCGGAAGAAAAACGCGCGGAAGATCGCCGGATGCAGCAAGTTTTCGATGACTATAACCGCGGAGTCGAATCTCTCGAAGAAAAGTACGAGGACTTTGACGAAGTAATGGAATCGGCAACGGTATCCATTCCTAAAGCCGCGCAAATAGCCATTATTGAGCACGAAAATGGGCCAGAAATAGCCTACTACCTCGCCAAACATCCAGACGAAGCTGAGCAATTACTCGAAATGAGTAGCACTCGCGCTGTCGCTGAAATTGGCCGAATCGGCTATCAGATTTCCTCTGCTTCTAAGCAAAAACCGCGCACCACGGCCCCTGCCCCAGTAAGGCATGTGGGCTCTTCGGCTGCGAGAAGCAGCGTTCCGCTAGGGCAACTCGATTATCAAGCCTACAAAAAGGCTAGAGAGTCCGAGCGGCAACGCAAATAGGAGATTAATCGGTGTCTAACACCCTTTTAACAATCAATCAGATTACACGCGAAAGCATGATGGTTTTCGAGAACAGCCTCACGTTCACGAAACGCATCCGCCGCAAGTATGATAATTCTTTCGCGAAATCAGGCGCAAAGATTGGCTCAGTATTGAATCTTCGCCTGCCGCCCCGCTATGTACAAACTAGCGGACAGGGACTTCAACTTCAGGACGTAACGGAAACTTCGGTGCCTTTGACTCTTACGACTCAGGCGCAGCGAGCTTTCCAGTTCACTTCTGCCGATCTCGCTTTGAATATCGATGATTTCACAAAGCGATTTGTCAAGCCCGCCGTAGTTTCTCTTGCAAACCAGGTGGACTCTGACGGCTTGGCTCTCTACAAGACGGTGTACAACGTTGTAGGTACGCCAGGTTCACCTCCAAGCACTCTTGCCACATATCTGAATGCTGGAGTTCTGTTGGATAACAACTCGACTCCGCGTGACGATGAGCGGGCACTCTGCATTAATCCGCAGATGCAGGCAACCATCGTTAATTCATTGACCAACATCTTCAATCCAACCGGAACAATTTCTCGCCAGTATGAAAAGGGCCAGATGAGTACCGGGACGATTGGATTTGATTGGTACATGGATCAGAACGTCAAGGTTCATACTATCGGGCCCCTTGGCGGCTCCACTCCAAACGTGGCTTCGGTTCCTGCTCAGGGAGCAACTTCCATTTCAACTCAGGGATGGACGGCTGCCGCTGCGCTTCGCTTGAACGTGGGAGATGTGTTTACAATTGGCGCGGCTGGAACCACTCCAGTGAACGGCGTTAACCCTGTCTCTCTGCAATCAACCGGATCACTTCAGCAGTTCGTTGTCACTGCTCCAGTAAGCTCTGATAGTTCTGGAAATGCCACGATAAACTTCCAGCCTCCGATTCAGAGCACTGGGCCATTCGCAACAGTCAATCAGCTTCCCACGACCGGATCAACTAATGGTTTGATTACGGTGTTTGGAGCTGGCAGTACTGCTACTCCGCAAGGTTTGGCCTTCCATCCCGATGCCTTTACTTGGGCAACGGCTGACCTGCCATTGCCTCAGGGAGTAGATATGCGGGATCGAGTGAAAGACGATCAGCTTGGATTAAGCATTCGTCTTATTCGGGCCTATGACATCAATACGGATCGTTATCCATTAAGGATTGATTTCCTCTATGGTTTTGCTCCGATTTATCCCCAGTGGGCTTGCCGGATTGCGAGCTAAGGAGAGAAAACATGTCAATTAACGTAACCACTCTTACAGGCGCAGTCGGGCTTACCGACACTCAAATTGGTGTTGCCAGTGCTACAGGTATTACTGCTCCGGTTTCTACAACCGGATCGGGATTTACCTATTTGCAGATTGACCAGGAGCTTATGTTTGTTACCGCAGTTTCGGGTACATTCATTTCCGTTCTTCGTGGTCAATTGGGTACCCAGGCAACTTCGCATTTAATCTCAGCAAGAGTCATTGCGGGTTTGCCTTCAGACTTCAACGGCTTTGTGCCGGCACAGAATGTTAGTGCCGATGCAACGCCTTACAGCAATGCTCCAATCGGCACGGATCAGACCGGAGCGACTATTACTCCTAATGGTTCGTATTTCCGCTTCACCGGATCAACTGCTTTGGTAACGATCACTCCTCCAGCCGGATTGGTTTCTGGTGGGAAGATCACGATTGAATTCCAAGGCACGAGCTCTGGTTTGACATGGACTGCTGCGGGAAACATCGCCGTGGCGGGTACGTCTACCACCGCTGCGTCAACTGTGGAGTTTTTCTATAACCCGGTTGATTCTAAGTGGCATCCGTCGCGGTTGGCTTAACTCAAAATGGGGCGGTTTAATCGCCGCCCCACATTTTCATGCCTGTAGCCCCGACTCCTACCCCTACATCTCAAGCAATTCCATTGCAGATGACCGCATTGGACTTGATTAAGAGTTCCATGCGCCTATGCGGAATTTTAGGCAATGGGGAAACTCCGTCTGCCAGTGAAGCTCAAGACGCTTTGATGGTCCTGAATCAGATGATTGATTCTTGGAACTCGGAACGATTGATGATTTACACGATTCAACGGAATGTATTCAATATCGTTTCCGGCCAGCAGACTTACACCTTGGGCAATGGCGGCGATTTTGATATGGCGCGGCCAGCCAGCATTCAAAGTTACACAATCATTTCCCTGCAAAACCCCGCGCAGCCTCTTGAATTGCCCTTGGATGTATATACCGATGTGGCATGGGCAAATGTTCCCGTTAAGAACGTACAGAGTTCAATTCCTACTGCGGTTTATGATGATGGCTCGTTCCCATTTAGAAACTTGAGCTATTGGGCTGTTCCGAATGTGGGCTATCTCCAAGCCGGGATTTATAGCTGGCAGTCAGTTAATAGGTTTATAGATTTATCCACGCCGTACAGCTTTCCGCCAGCCTACCTAAAAGCTCTGCGATATAGCTTGGCTGTTGACCTTGCACCAGAGTTTGGCGTTCAAGTACCCGCAATAGTCGCGCAACAAGCTAGTGAATCAAGAGCGAAAGTTAAGAGCATAAACATTCCGCTGATCGGACTGAGATGCGATCCGGCAGTAGTGAATAACGGATCGCTTGTTTACAACTGGATTTCCGACACCTGGGTAAGGATTGATGGCTAGATTCGGTTTTGTAGGCGCAGCTTATAAAAGCCAGTCGCTTAATACTGACGCTCAATCCTGTATGAACTGGTACCCGGAACCAGATGAATCTGGTGCGGGGAAGTCTAAAGTTTCTCTTTATCCCACTGGCGGCCTTAAGAGATTTAGCACGCTGCCCAATGAAACTTCCGTACCTGGATTATTTGCAATCAATGGGCGGTTGTTCGCGGCGGCATCGAATCTCTATGAGATTTTCCCTGATGGATCATTCAACCTGATTCATAGTCTTGCTACCAGCGCAAATACCGCTTCGATGTCGGCCAATCAGACTCAATTACTAATAACTACAGGCGGAAGAGTCTTTGTCTATGACTTGCTTGCTGCTACGTTCACCGAGGCCACTGGATTACAAGGCCCGGTACTTATGGCGGGATATGGCTCGGGATACTTTGTCGCGGTTTTGCAGGATACAAATAAGTTTCAGTTTACCTTGGGCGACGGTACTACATGGGATCCACTAGACATTGCAGAGATTGAAGGCTACCCCGACAATATTTCTTCGCTATTAGTAGATCACGGAGAATTCTGGTTTTACGGACTCCAGCGCACAGTTGTTTACGGAGCAACAACCGATCCAGACAATCCATTGCAACCAATTCCTGGAGCATTTATTGAGGAAGGATGCGCGGCTTCGTTTTCTCCGGTGCGACTAGATAACAGCAACTTCTGGATTGGCGCAGATGAACGTGGGCAGGGAATTGCTTGGCGAGCGCAAGGCTACACTCCGCAAAGAGTTAGTACATATGCAATAGAGAATGAATGGGCCGGATATCCGACTATTTCGGATGCGATTGCCTATCCATTTCAAGATAGAGGACATTCGTTCTGGCAGATTTACTTTCCAACAGCCAACAAGACTTGGGTGTACGACGCAGGTACAGGTCTATGGCACGAACGGGGATACTTCAGTAATGGATCATATTCAGCGCAGAGAAGCGAATGTCACGCGTCTGCATTCGGTAAGCACCTAGTTGGCGATTGGATGAGCGGAGCAATATTCGAAATGTCGCCCAATATCTTAGATGATGACGGCCAACTAATTCGTCGGTTCCGCCGCGCTCCGCACATTTCAAATGAGCAGCAATGGATCATCCATAATCAGATTCAAGTTGACTTACAGGTGGGCCTGGCGCCATCTCCATTATTGGATGGATTCGGCAATCCTCGTGAACCTCAAGCTGTCCTCAGATGGTCAGATGATGCTGCCCAGACGTGGAGCGATGAATACGCAGTAGGGTATGGGTTTGCCGGAGAATACAAAAAGCGCGTGATGTTTCGAAGATTAGGCAGGTCTAGAGACAGGATTTATGAGTTCTCGGTTAGTGACCCTATTCCTTGGCGTGTGACAGACGCTTATTTGCAGGTGAACGGTGGCTAATTTATTTCCCGATCCTCCCGTAAGGACTCCGTTTATTGATCCTGACACCAAGGCAATAAGTTACGGATGGATTAGATGGTTTCAGCAGGTTTCAGGATTATTCCCTAGAACGGTGACCAGCGCGGATGCTGGAAGTTCTCAGGCTTTGCCAGCAACGCCACAAGGCTATGTAGTGATTCAGGTCGGGACTCAGCAGTTCAAGGTTCCTTACTACTTATGATCGTCACAGTGGGCAGCGTAACAGTGTTCCCGAATGGCTTTTAGGATAGAGCTAAGCAAGGATTATGAACTTATTCGAAGAATAGCTACTCATCGCCTTGTATATCCATTCATATCTGATGATTTCTCGCCAAAAGCAGACGATTACAAACCCATTGAAAGCGAGCAAATACATTATGTCGTTATTTGGGATGAAACCGAACTCATGGGAATGTTCGTTTTGGTCCCCGAAAACCATGTCTGCGCAAAAGTTCACACCTGCTTACTGCCGGCCGCTTACGGAGAACGGGCGAGGCAATGTGCTAAGGAAGCTATCGAGTGGGCCTGGACGAATACGGCATATGCGCGAATTGTTACTGACATACCTGACAACAATCGGCGTGCGCTTAAGTTTTCTCACGATGTTGGCTTTCAGGTTTACGGCGTAAATCCCAAATCATTTATGAAAAGCGGAATATTGCGGGATCAGATTCTCATGGGAGTAAGCAAATGCCTCTAGCGGCGATTGCGGCGATAGGTGCAGCGGGAGCTATTGGTGGTTCTGCGATTTCCGTTCACGCGGCAGGAAAAGCGGCTAATGCTCAAGTCAGCGCAGCCGATCAAGCAGCCGAACTCCAACATGAAGATCAGCAAGCGGCCCTTGATTTTGAAAAGCAGCAATATGCCGATACTCAAAAGAATGAAGCTCCCTATATTGCCGCTGGGCAGTCAGCATTAGGCTCAATCCAAGATTTACTAAGTGGGAAGATCACTCCCAATGAGCAAAATGACCCTGGATTAGCGTTCAGGCTTTCAGAAGGCACAAAAGCTCTTAATAGGTCGGCGGCTGCAAGGGGCAATTTGCTCACCGGCGGAACGGCGAAGGCGCTTGACGAGTTTGGGCAGAATTATGGATCTAACGAATTTCAAAACATCTTCAACCGCTACGCCACAGTTGCAGGGTTTGGCCAAAATTCCGCTTCTACGGAAGCTAATGCGGGAAGCAATTCAGCGGGTCAAGTGGCCAATACATTGCTTACTGGAGGTCAGCAACAATCCAACGATATTCAGAATGCTGCGGCAGCGCGAGCAAGCGGGTACGCGGCAAGCGGGAACATTTACGGGAACCTATTTAACGATCTCGGCGGAGATGCTACACAGGCGGTTCTCTTGAAGGAACTTTTAGGTAAGCTAGGTAAGCAAGGCGGAAGCGGAAGTGGGGTTACAACCTAATGTCATCCATTCCACTGCCAGCACTCTCAGTAAGACCACAAGAGAACAATAACGACATCCTCGGAACAGTGGGGAAGTATGTCCAATTGAAATCTCTTTTGCAAGGCCAGCAAATTCAGAAGCAGCAAGTACAGGCGGGCCAGTTAGAGAATGAACAACGCACCCAGGATTTGCTTGACCGCCAGAAAAGTACGCGAGCTTTCCAAGATGCAAACGGCGACCCGCAGAAATTTCAGCAATTGGCTGCTCAATATGGAGTTTCACCAAACGGCATTGCGGCCATTGGAAAGAATCTCGCAGCAACTCAGCAGGAACTCGACAAACTTCCTCAGGACAAACTTGATCTAGCCAGCAAACAGCATCAGCAACTAATTCCGCTGATCGAATCAGTGGTACAGGCTCCGCAAGAAGATAAGCAGGCTCTTTGGACGCTGAATAGAAATATGGCTTTGCGGCAGGGATTGATTAACGAACAGTCCGCTCCTGCGCAGTACCCCGGCGACCAGCAAGCACAGTTAATGGCCAACAGCATGAAAACTGTTGAACAGCTACTTGCTGAAAAGAAAGATCAAAGGGAAGCGGCATCGGCCTCGGCAACATTGCCGGGACTACAAGCAGAATCGCAGATAAAGCAGAATGAATTGAAGGCAATGCAGAGCGGCGGAGCGGCTCCTGGGATTCCCTTGGAAGTTCAAGAAGCAAATCAATGGCTCAAGGAGCATCCGGGAAAGACGCTCGCGGACTACCAGAAATATAAAGCGCAGTTGGTGCCTGCATTCAATTTCAATTTGCAGAACCAAGGCGCAACCTTCACGCCTGATAACCCGATGGTTCAGGCTGTCGCCAATGGGAAGATGAAAATCTCTGACGCCATCACTTATAGAACTCCGTTAGCAAAGCGTCAGGAATTTTTGCAAGCTGTGATGCAGGCCAATCCGCAATTTAATTCTGCGAACTATGACGTGGAAAAAGGCGTGCTGAAAGACTTCACTTCAGGAAAATCGGCGGATAGTTTGACAGCGTTCAACACTGCTATCGATCACGCGAAGCAACTCTCTCAGGCTACTGACGCACTTAACAATGGGAATGTAGTGCAACTCAATAAACTTGGGAACGCCTTGGGTTATCAGTTCGGATCGGATAGGACGACAAATTTCAATGTTATTAAGAACGCGCTATCGGGGGAAATTTCCAAGGTATTCAAAGGCGGCGGGGCTACGGACGCGGAAATTGAAGCCGTACAAGGGCCATTTAATGCTGCAAATTCTCCCGCACAACTCAAAGGCGCAATCAACAATGCAATTTCGTTGATGAATTCTAAGCGTGATGCGCTCAAGCAGAGATTTGCATCTGGTACCCAAGCGCAGCCAAATTTTGGTGAAGGCGGTGCACAAGATTTGGGCCCGGCTCCTGCGGGAAAACCAGAAGGATCAACCGGAACGCTGCCTAATGGAACCAAAGTGATAATTCGCGGTGGAAGGATCGTAGCTCAGTGAGTACTTCGCAAATAACCTGGGACGCTCCAAGTACTCAAAATCAGACCCCCCAAGTTCAGTGGGATGATGCTCCAAAAGAGCAGCCTTCTATTGCCTCGCGCGTATGGAGTGCCATCAATACTCCAATCGTTAAAGGTAAAACCCTTCTTGATCTCGCCAGCATTGGATCGCGCAAACCTCCAGACATGAAGCCCGGAGAAAGTACATACGATTATCTGAAGCGAAATGAGGGATACGTAAACATGGATCATCCCATCCTTGCTGCGATCCGTTCAGGGTTATCAGGTGCGGTAGTTGATACGGCAGATACTCTTTCATCCTTTACATCGCCAGCAAGTTTAGGAATGATGGCCGCCAGCGCATTAGGAAAGGCTGTCCCAGCAGCAAGCAAAACAGCCACCGCACTGAAAGCCTTACAAGGAACAGCAGCAGCAACCTTCGCAGGAGCGGGTGCAAAGCAAGTTGCCAACGCCGTTTCTTCGGATAACAACCAACCGTTGCCTGATCGAATCCAGCAAGGACTACAAGGTGCAGCTATGACAACGGGTGGGGCGGCTGGAGCCGCCGATGCAGCTAAATATCTTGCTAATCCTGTAATCTCCAGAACATTATTAATGGGGAGAACGCCTCAGCAAGCCTATGAAAGTGCATTGAAGCCTTCTACCACCTTGAGTCCAGATGAGAGAGCGGCCATTGTAAATACGGGGCTGCAAGAACGAATTCCAGTATCAAAAGAAGGCGTGAATAAAATTGGAGATTTACTCGATGCATTACAGCAAAAAGTTACAGATGCTATTGCATCGAATCCAAACAAAACTATAGACCCAAATGCGGTGGCGGCTAGAACATCTGGAGTTGTAAACAACTTCACGGAACAAGTTAACAGAAACGCTGATTTAAAAGCTATTGCAGATTCTAAACAAGAGTTTTTGGACAACAATCCAAGTCCAATCCCAGCAGATAAAGCTCAGGCAATGAAGATCGGAACATACCGAGTATTGAATGGAAAATTCGGAGAGCAGGGAAGCGCATCAATCGAAGCGCAAAAAGCCCTAGCGCGTGGATTGAAAGAAGAGATTGCAAATCAATTTCCAGAACTTAGAGAACTCAATGCTGCTGAATCAAAACTTTATGATTTGCAACCCACCCTAGAGAGAGCGGTTGGCCGCATTAGTAATCACCAACTTTTGGGCATTGGTACTCCTATTACGGCGGCTGCAACGCAAGCTATTACAGGAAGCGGGAAATTAGGGATGGTAGCCGGGGCATTAAAGGCTGTATTGGATGATCCGGGGGTTAAATCAAGACTAGCGATTGCTCTTAATAAGAGCGGTGTTCCGTATGCGCGAGCTGTTTCTCGCGTCGCAGCCTATCAAGCATCTCTTGCGTCTGCTGCTGCGGCCCGCCAGAGTTCTTCCACTGACGATACTCGCAGCCCATAAAAAAATGAGACAACTTGATTAGTGTATAGCCGCCTATGCCAGCGACCAGCATAGTGAGAAAAATATCAACCAACATTACGGGTTCCTCAATTTCTTTACCAAAATGGTCAACCCTACTTCTTTCCCAGAGTCGTCGAGCACTTTTAATTTATTCGTTTCCGGGAAGATCTTCATATGCTCATGAAGTGTGAAATTTAGATGCTTGCAATTATTGAAAGCCTGCACGATCAACTTATCAGTTTTAAATGTATAGATAATCGTGCATCTGTTGACTGGGATCGCGGCAATCATTCCGCCAACAGGAGCAACAACGGTGCCTCCGTCATCCTGGCGAATTTCCATTTGCGAAAACTCTGCGTCTTGCCAATTTTTGTTGACAGCGAAGCATAAAGGTGCGCAAGCAGCGATTAATAAAACCCAACAAAGTCTCATAAAAAGGTTATAAATCTTCCCATTTCTAAAGGCTTTCTCCAAGTGAATCTCTAGATAAGAGAATAAAAACCGAATGCCAACTACTCAGCTTTTACCCGTTCCACGAATGCAATTCTTTGATTCTAATGGGAATCCACTGGCCGGAGGGTTTCTATACTCCTATGCGGCAGGTACCTCAACCCCGCAGTCTACCTATGCCGATGAATCAGGCACGGTACCAAATACTAACCCCGTAACTTTGGACTCCGGCGGATGGGCAGAGGTATGGCTAGACGCATCTCTTACATATAAATTTGTACTTACAGATGCTAATAATGCTCAACTGTGGAGCGTGGATAATGTGTATAGCGTTATTCCCGGTACGGCAATAACCTCCCTTCCGCAGACTTGGACTGCCCTCCAGACATTCCGCGATTTAGCGATCCAAGGCCCATTTCCCGAAACTTGGCCGAATTCAGCAACTAATAAGCTATTAATTGCCGGAACCGATAATACCCATTCATTGGGCACAAATGTAATTGGAAGAATTTACTGCGGCGATGGAACTGGATTTTATCTTGGAATAGCGAAAAGAGCATTAGGCACAGATAAGGATATAGCAAGATTCACCGATGACGGGAAATTCATTGTCTCTGGCGGAATAAATCCTCAGATAAATATTGGACTAACTTCCGATGATGGGCAGCAAGTTAACGATGTAATGCTGCAAGTTGCTGTTGATCAGCAATTACGCATAGCAGCCGCCGACAACTCCAGTTTGGCAGATGTGATCTTAAGAAATTTGCAAATGACCGGAACGCTAGGCCTATATAACGGCGCATCTCTAGCTGGAGCAGGCATAGGAACGATTGTTGCTTTAGCTAATATCACTGCCCAGACTTCCGCCATATCTACCACACCGTTACTTTCTTCAGCTCCGGCTGGAATGTATGAATTGCATTACTACTTGGAAGTCACCACTACAGGCAATGCAGTCAATTTGCAGGGAGTATTTGGTTGGACTGATGATCTTGGTGGCGGAGGGCGGACGCTAGCTACCGCAAATTTAGATTGCTCCACTGCCACGGAGTCAACTACGGCACTTGGATTGGGGAAAATATCTTTTTATCAGGAAGCTGGCCACAATATAACTTATGCTTCCACGCTTTCTGGAGCAATTGGCAGCGGCCAATATAGTTTGCATCTGCGTTTAGTTTACCTCGGCTAAAACTCACCACAATTCCATGAAAAAATTAATAGTCTTTTTATTCCTGTGCTCACTTGCGGCATTTGGGCAAGGTTCTCGCTTTGGCGATAGCACTCCTGCATTTACAAGCGGCAGCGTTCCGGGTACTCCGGGAATATTTATTCAGGCCATGCCGGATACGCTGGTGAGCATTTGTACTCACCCCGCCAATGCCGTTCCGTGTACCAATAAGGCAACTACTTATACCGACCTTTCGCTGGGAACTTCGTGCCCATCGAATCAACAAGTAGTTTTAGCGGGAACCAATGCTTGCGTCTCCACCACGGATGGACAAGGGAACTGGGGAGCCTACGCTGCATCAGGAAATTACGACTATACGCTGACCTATAAAGGCTTCAGCTTCGGCCCTTATACGGTATCAGTCGGAGGTTCTGGAGGAACAAACCTTCTCCCAGCAAACAATAACTTCACCGGAACAAACACATTCCCAAACATCAATGGTATCCGGGTAGTAGACGGAACTCATTTCACCACATGCGCAGCGGCAGTAGCAGACCTAGGCTCTAGCACTGGCATCGTAGAAATTCCCACGGGATATTCCGGGCCTGCATGCCCTTCTGTTCCCGCCAATGTGACCATTTGGGATTTTACGGGTGGAGACCCATCCGCTCTTAATACCTGTGCATGGAATTCAACCTCTGGAAGCGGATTACATGCCATGCTTCGCTGCACTCAGACAAGAACAAGCCCTACCAGTAGCGATCTTTCGGGATATTTCGTAAATGTTCTGACGGGAAATTTCGCTAATAATCAATCCTTAGATGCGGTCAGCCCAGAAATTGACGTAATTGGAACAGTCAATAGCCCTACAAACACCGCATTGCAAGCGTCTGAAAATGCAATCGCGGTCGAATCCACTGGCGGCAATCTGCCATTTCTTCGAGGTGGAATTGGATATGTAAACTCTGTAAACGGAAGCACCACGACCGTTGGTGAAGTAGATGGATATGAGGGCTTGGGATGCAATTCAATCCTTGGCGCAGCGGTAAGTAAATGCTATGGCGTGGTCGGTGACAATCAAACGGCAGGCACCAGCGAAAACTATTCCATGTTCGGACGGGGCGACTGGAAGGCTGTCAATGGTCATCAATTCGACGTGACGGACAACGGCGGAACTCCGCGCCACACGATTCAATGGCGATCAGACAACACGATTCAATACTTTCCATTGGTGGACGGGTCTACGGGGTGGAGATGGAGTCGGCAAGATGCTGGCGCGGATTATTTACTCATCAATACTAACGGAGTATCCATTCCGACGCAGAAATTCTCCGCAAGCGGCATAGTAGATTTCAGCAGTTCTACTAACCTTAAACTCCCAGTGTTCGCTAGTTTCGCGAGTACAGCAAATGGGCAGGTTGGATATGACTCCACCAATAACAATTGGCACTTTTGGGTAAACGGCGCGGATCACTTAATGGTGCCACTGGCTGCCGGATTCAACACTGGCGATTGCGCCCAGCCGACAAATAGCGGTGGAACATGGTTCCTTGCCGATACAGGCTCACCGTGCGGGTCAGGTGGTTCTGGGGCAACACTTCAGACAAACACTGTCAATAACACGTCACAGGTGCTTTTGAACTTTACTAACACTGCTGGCGCGGGCGGCATTACGTTCTCGAATCCTTCCGGCGGTGTCGAAAGTGCAACTCTCAACAATACGACGACAACGGTAAACAGTCAGAGTTGTGCGCTCGGCGGCTCCTGCACCATTCCGCACCAGACGGGCGGCGTAAATAACACTTCGCAGGCTGGCATCAACTTCATTACTAGCACAGTGAACGCGACAGGCTTAACGGCAACGCATTCCAATCCGGCAACGAATCAGGAAAAAGTAGAGATTACCGGAACGGTCAATCCCGCTTCCGGCGGATTGGGAATAAATGCTTCTGCGAGCACCGGAGTTGTGCAAGATGCCGCCGGAACGATGTCGGTTTCAACCGCACTTGCAAATGGCACAACTGCAACTACGCAGACCAATGGAGACAGCACAACTAAAGTTGCGACGGATGCTTTCGTTCTGAATAACTCGGTCGCTAATCCTCTCACCACGTTGGGCGATCTTCCCTATGGCGGGGCATCTGGAGCATTCACGAGACTTGCAGGCCCGACCGCGACCAACGGAGTCCCGCAAACTCTGATTTCTATTCCTTCGGGTGGATTGGCGACCGCGCCACAGTGGTCTCCCGCAGGGATTGGCGTCAATACCCAAACCGGGACTAGCTACACGATTGCAGCAACCGACCGCGCCAGCCTAGTTATCGGAGGAAATGCTTCGTCTCAGTCTTATACCGTTCCCCAAGCAGGCTCGACAGGATTTGGAAACAATATTCCATTCGCACTTTGCAACAGTGGTGCGGGAACAATCAACGCCAACCCTGTAACTTCTCTGGTAAATATTTTCAGCCTCACTACCTACACGCCCGGACAATCTTCGCTTGCGCTTTCAAATGGGCAGTGCTCTTTCTGGTATAGCGATAACACGAATTATGACGCCATTCTTTTTGGCGCTAATTCGGGTGGCGCGACCGTCCACTTAGACAATTTGTCCGCAGTAAGCATTAACAGCCCGCTTCTATTTCAATCGGCCAAGGATTTAGGCTCTGCAACTGCTCCCCCGCAGAACATTTGGTTCTACGGCGGCGGAACGCAGGGCAGCACATCAATGAAAATTACCGGAACGCCGACGGGGAACCGCGTCTTTACTTTCCCAGATGCGACCACCGGAATCGTAGGAGAATCCGCAACTGACAACACCACGACTCACGTTCTCCATGCCTCAGCTACAAATCAGATAGGTACATTCTCGGCGCTCACAAAGAGCGATCAGGTTTCAACTACTGTTTATAACGATCAAGCAAATACCTACTCGACAGGATTGCAGAGTTTTAGCGCAGCAGACCTCTTGCAACCAGTGCATTCTTCCGATCCTGGGACTTGCACCGCTGGCCAGATTGAATTTAATTCAACGGGTGGAGTAATGAAGTTTTGCTCCGCCGCGAATACGTGGACGGCTCTCGGGTCTGCCGGAACCACCGCTTTTAGTGCTATATCAACGGCAACCAATACCACGGCAACTATGACCTGCGGGGCAGGTTGCACAATAACCACTACTAGCACTGGCGTGAATAATGCCAATCAAGTAAATGGGGCAACCATTCCGGCCAGCAAAACCGTGCTTGGATCAAACTCAAGCAGCCAATTGGTGGACAACAGCTCTTCCGTTTGTGTTCCGGGATCGTTCTCCGCACAGACCGATAGCGCAACGGTAACGTGGGCGATTGGCTCTGTACCTTGCTCTAACGCCTCACTGACCTTCACTGTTCATAGCGGTTCGCGCACCTTAAACCTGACAGGCTTGGTGAATGGAGGCTCTTACGTTATTTGGCTCAAACAGGATGCCACTGGCGGGGAAGGATTGACCCTCGGAACCGGATGCACATGGAAGGTAATCAACGGGGGATCTGGAGCGATCACGCTTTCATCCTCCGCGAATGCCATTGATGTCTTGGCCTTCACTTATGACGGGACAAACTGCTATGCGACTCTTGGCAAAAATTACAACTAGCCTTCTCTTATTCTCCGCATTGTGTTTTGGACAGAGGGCTACGTTTATGCAGTTGAACGGGCAAACGGCCAGCGGTGGAGTTACATGGACGCTGGTTAATTCAACCTTCAATCCGTCGTGCACTGTTCCGTCCACGACCTGCGCTACGACCATTCCCGCTGCTACCGACGGGAATCTCCTCATCATTGATACATTCACAACTGAAAACGTAACGATAGCATCCACTTCGGGCGGCGGGACTTCCACTCATTGCAGCAATTGTTCGGCGTTTATTCCTTCATCGGGCGCGACAGACATCTCGTACATTACGAGCGTTACAGGCGGCACGACCTCGGTAAGCGTGACGCTCTCTTTAAGCGAGGATGCGTTCTTCGCCGTGCAGATCACGGAATGGCACCGATCAACAGGGACGGCCACTTTTGACGTGTCAGGGAATGCGGAGCCTACCGGGTGTACAGCGTGCACTGGAACTGCGCTAAGTCTTACGGGAAGCGATGATCTGATTTTTCACGCAATCAATGAGCAGCATTCATTCGTGAGTATTGGTTCGCCTTACACGGTGGATGTAAACGATGTGTATTGCTATCTGTTGAATGCGACGACGGGAACGGCTCCGGTGCTCAATCAAACACCGTCCGGGGAGGCGGCGTTTTCTTCGATAGCATTCAAGTGATTAGCTACCGAAAACTGTCATAACGGTCCAAATACCTAAAAACATCGCGCCGAACAAAGCGATGCCAGTCCATATTCCAGTCCAAGCAAGTCTTTTCAATTCGCTCATATCTTGCCTCCAAATTCCTGAATATTATGCCTAAGATTCGGTTGTTTTCAGCAAAAATATTATTTTGCCTTTTAGTTGCAACTATTTGCTCACATGCGCAATTGTGGTCTGGAATTATTGACCCTTCCCGCGCTACGGATTGGTCAACGGCTGGCGTTACGGGGGGTATACCGTCTGGATCCTGGACGCAGTGTGGTTCAACCGTAGCAGCGGGGACTAGTCCAGCAACCATAAATTCTCTTCTGGCGGCGTGCCCGAACAACACTTTCTTGCTCTTAGGTCCAGGCAACTTCGCGCTTTCGGCGGGCATAGGAATCACCCGCAGCAATGTGGTGATCAGAGGATCAGGCGCAAATGCGACATTTTTGGCATTCACAAGCGACTCAAATAGCTGTGGCGGCCTGAACGCTGGTATTGGAATGTGCGGATCAAACTCATCTTCCAATTCCGAACAGAATGTATGCGATTGGACGGCAGGTTACTCGGCAGGTACGACGGTAATTACCCTGTCAAATTGCGGCTCTACCACTCCAGCCGTTGGATCGGCGACCAATCTTACCGTAGGAAATGTTTTAGTTCTTGACCAGTTGGATGAGACGGCAGACACGGGAGAAATCTGGAACTGCTTAGTCACTGGCGTGTGTTCAAACGGAGGAAGCGCCGGAGCAGCACGTACGGACGGAACCTGCAATGGGGGAACCTGCAATGTCACAAACTGCAATAACGGCACAGTGATGTGCAACCGCTCTCAGCAGCAGGTAGTGACAATCACCGCAGTAAGTGGTTCGGGATCAAGCCGCACAGTCACAATCAGTCCGGCAATCAGGATGTCCAATTGGTCTACAGGACAAAAGCCTCAAGCATGGTACGCGACTTCGATTGTCACCAACGTAGGGATAGAGAACCTATCTATAGACAATACGTCTGGAAACTCCGGGACTTGGGCAATGCTGGCGTTCAACGCGTCTAATTGCTGGATCAGCGGCGTGCGCAGTACGGTGGCTGGACGTGCCCATATTAGCTTCCAGGACGCCGCTCACTGCACAGCGCAAAACAACTACTTTTACCAATCGCAGAGCCACGCTTCGCGCAGCTATGGAGTGGAAGACTTCACGGATGGCGATAATCTCATCGTCAATAACATCTTTCAGCAATTGACCGAGCCGAACCCAAACAACGGCGGCGGCACAGGAGATGTATTCGCCTATAACTTTTGCATTGACGACGTTTACACGGTCTCGGCGGGATGGTTCCAGCCTTGCATTAACGATCACTCCTCAGGAAACTCATTTAATTTGGCGGAAGGTAATATCGCCGGAGGCTATCAGGCAGACAACGTACACGGTAACCACTCATTCCTGAGCGTATTCCGAAATCGTATTTTAGGCTGGCAAGCATTGTGCGATGGAGTAGCTTGCAATGCACAGACTGTACCGATTCAGATTTATGCTGCCTCCCGCTTCTTTAACGTCATCGGAAATGTGTTAGGGCAAGCAAGCTTCACGAACAACTACACATGTTCGGCCACTTCCGCGAGCCCTACGTGTGCCTCGGGAAATACCTCCGTCTACACGCTGGGATTCACAGGTAATGGTGGCGCACAGGATAGCTCTCTAACGCATTTTGTTTCTGATTGCGGCGGAACAGGAACGTTTGATGCTGATAAATGTACAACCACAGGACTGATGCGCTGGGGAAACTATGATGTTGTAAACGCCGCGAATCGGTTTGTTTCAGGGGAAGTTCCAAGCGGCCTTGCGCAGTTCGCCAATGCCGTGCCAAGTAACAACAACCTGCCAGCATCATTCTTTTTGTCCACGAAACCTGCTTTTTGGCAGTCTGAACCATTTCCTCCCATCGGCCCAGACGTTACCGGAGGCAATTTGGGACGGTGCTCAGGTGGAACATATGCGGGTAGTTTGGCTACAAAGAGTTCGCAGTGTACAGGGGGAAGTCTAGTCACAGATGCGAACGGAGAAGCTAATAGCATTCCAGCATTTGATTGCTTCCTGAATGTTATGGGCGGAAAACCGGATGGTTCAGGCAGCGCATTGAGCTTCGATCCAACGGCTTGCTACCCGGCAAATTCTACCAGCCCGCCGCCTGCCCCAGCCGGAGCCATGTTCGTAAAGTTCTCACGAAAGGATACCAATGAAATACCTAATAAAATGTCTCTCGCTTCTGCCTTTACTGGCGATTCTGGCAACCTGCCAGACCACCCATAAAGCTGTACTGACTTGGGTTGCTTCGTCTACTTCGGGGGTAACTTACGAGGTTCAGCGCGGCTCGACAGCTACAGGAACCTTTACCACTATCCAAGCAGGGATTTCAGGTTTGACGTTCACCGACACTAACGTCCAAGCCAATACCCAATACTGCTATCAGGTGATTGCCCAAAGCTCAAACTTCGCAGATTCCTCGCCTAATACGCCAGTGTGCGGAACGACAGGAAAAGACCAAGCGGCCCCGGCGGGAACTATTACGCTGACAATCCAGTAGTACAATCCCAAGCAATCAAGAAGTGGCTAGCCCTGAGACTTCGGTTTCAGGGCTTTTGTTTTTGGCCTTCCGCCCGCCTCGCCCATCCTCTTTAGCTGTTCCTTCGTGTACTTTCTGGCCCTAGCTTTACCGCCTTCCGCAGCGCGGCATTTGGGGCAAATCAAATCAACGTTGTGCTCTTTGCACTTGGGCATTCCCGCACCTTAACACAAAATTTATACTTGCTAGCAAGTTTTCTCTTGTGGAAAATTTGCTAGCAAGTTTATATTCTTGGTGCCGACCGATGGGCAGTTCGTGACGACCTATCGGCGCTTGTTACAAATTCAGAAATAGTGCGGCACTGTGCATAACTGGCCCGAGGGGGGAGAGTACAATTTGTCAATCTTATTTCAGCATACGTTGGGTCACATCTCCTGCCCAGCGTGTGAGAATCTTAAACACAACCTAATGCGGGAAGTAGATTTTGGTGAGCTTACCTTCCCCGAAGCCGCCAGAATCTGGATCGACTCGCGCGTCCGCTTGTCTCCGGGTTCTGTACGCGACTATAAAGCCGGTATTAAGGCCATGACTCCATTCTTTGGCCTCTTGCGCTTAAGGGAAATCCACATTGGCCATGTTTCGGCCTACCAAGCACAACGAAAAGACAAGGTAATCAGATGCAATCGCGAGCTAGGGGTAATACTTGCGCAGATCATGGATCGGGCCGCATTGTGGGAGCCGATTAAGAAGTTTTACGAACCTCTGCCAATCCCGAGAACTAAGGTGGGAATTGCTTTGGAGCCAGAAGAGGAAAAGGAGTTGTTTCGAGTCGCTGCCGGAAACTCCCGCTGGCTGGTTACTTATTGCGCGAGCCTCTTGGCCAGAAACACTTGTATGGGAACGAAGGAAGTACGCCGACTGAGGTTTATGGATGTGGACACAAAAGAATGCTCATGGTTGAAGATTTGCGATCAGGTGAAGAATGACTACCGGGTGAGGACTCTAAAGTGTAACCATGACGCACGCTGGGCATTAAGGCAGCTTATAGACCACGCCTACGATAAAGGAGCTTCAGAGCCGGAGCACTTCATTATCCCTCACCGTGCGCCGAACGGAAGCAAGGGGCCAGACTTCAGCAGACCAATCTATTCGTTCTATAAGTCATGGTATGCCATCCGAAAAGAGGCTGCGAAAAAGTTCCCGCGACTGGCGCGACTGAGGTTCTATGATATGCGCCACACAGCAAATACACGCCTTTTGGAGAATCCCGACGTGCCCTACAACGTGGTCGAGCACTACATGGGCCACAGGGTAGGATCGGAAACTAAGAGGATATACGACCATATGCGGGACTCAAATATAAGCAAAGGATCAGAGGCTTTAGCCAGCGGACATGCGGAAGAAGTAAGGGAAATCCAGTTCACATCTCAAAAGAAAGGCCCATTTTTGGTGCATAGCAACTGTGCAAAAAGTGGGGCTCGCAACTAATTGAATCTATGGACAATTTAGCTATTGACACAAAATCAGACATACATAAGAATGACTTTGCCATGAAAAAGCCACTTAAGCCGCTCACAAGGAAGAATTGGGTCGCCAAGATCGAAGATGTGCGGCTTATGAAGGAACTGCAATCTAAGTTGGGGGTAGGCGAGGCCGACGTTATACGCATATCCCTTCGCAAGCTGGCTGATTCAGAAGGCATACCTCGGCAGGATTGACCATTAGAAGAGTGGATTATTGCTCGGGCCCTTAGCTCAGCGGTTAGAGCAGTAGACTCATAATCCTTTCCTCTAAATAGCGCACTCAGCGCAATAGATCAATCTTGCCGAACCGAAAGGGGAGGCAGATGACCTACGAACAAGACATCCAGCGCATCCGGGAGCTTTACGAGGCCGAAAAGTCCTGGACTATTTCCCACGCCAAGGCAATCGTATTCGGCCTTCTTTTCTCAAGTCCATTCTGGGCGATTCTGGCCTATTGCTACTGGTGGGTGAGATGAGCAAATCACGCAAATATCTCCGTCACACTATGCGCTTAGTGGCTGATGACAATTGCCAAAGCTGCTGCGGAACCGGAATTAAGGCAACCAACCGATATAGCGAAGTGAATAGGAAACTCGACGTGACGTTTGAGATTTGCTGGTGTGTTCGCATCAAGCCCATTGGTCTAATGCTTCCAATTAAAACTGCGGACGTTACTGTTTCAGCGGTCACGGGGGAGTGAATTTATGAGCCTCTACGCTCTCATTGACTACGAGTTCCAAGTACTTCCAGCGGACTCAGTGCTGGCCTATCTGGATAAGAGAATGCCAGAACTGGAAAATAAAAATCAGGAACCATTTCACCCGGAGCAGTGCGGGCCGTGCTGGTTCTGCGCTTTCAAAAAGGAGCAGAGATGAATTCGAGGAAATTTGCAGCATTACTTAAAGAGCTTTGTGCTTGCAGGGACGGGCGTACTTGGGCCCACGGAAAATCCCTGCAAGAAGTTTGGGACACGTGCGAACGCGGAGATTGGCTCCTGTGGCTTTGTGGGTATATGGCCGAAAGAGAGGGCTGGCCGACTCGCAAGCAGGTTGTTTTGGCCGCAGTGGAATGCGCCACCACCGCTTTGAAGTACGTAAAGGCTGGAGAAAATCGGCCCGCTGAATGTTTGCGAATCGTCCGTGAATGGTGCGCTGGAAACGCCACCATAGAACAAGTCCGCGAAGCGAGAAACGACGCCGCCGCCGCCGCCGCCTACTACGCCGACGTCGTCGCCGACGTCGACGCCGACGTCGCCTACTACGCCGCCGCCGCCGCCGACGCCGCCTACTACGCCGACGGCGACGCCGCCTACTACGCCGCCGTCGTCGCCGCCGCCGCCGCCGCCGCCGACTACGCCGCCTACTACGCCGCCGTCGTCGCCGCCGCCGCCGCCGCCGCCGACTACGCCGCCGCCGCCGCCGCCGCCGACTACGCCGCCGTCGCCAGAAGTAAATCGCTCAAGGAAAGCGCGGATAAGGTTCGAGAAGTCTTAACTCCGCATATTGCTGCTCTAGAAAAATCCAAAGAAGCGGTGAGTGCGTGACCTCTGGCGAAAGGGAGCAGGGGAAGGTAGAGCGACCGGAACCTGCTCCAGAACTCCGCGAAGCGAACGACTTATTTCAGTTTCTTTACGGCCCGAACGCGCCGGATGAGTGGCAGGGAGATGAGGACTTGGCATGAAAGTTGACACCTACGCCTGTGACGGCTGCGGAGTGAAGCGGGTGAACGATAGTAACCACTGGTATCTGGTCACGGTCGTAGGCCCGCTAATTATTACTCCGTGGTCACAGGCAAAAGTTGAGGACATCGTACAGGCCTATCTTCATCTTTGCGGAAGAACTTGCTTGTTGAAGAAAGTTAACGAACTTTTGGACAAACTTTAAGGGGAGGCAGCATGGACGCGCAGGAATTTGAGGTGGTCGCGCCGGAAACAAAGATAGCGCTGGCCGCGCCTCAGGACAAGTGGGACAGGCTTATTCAGGTGATGGTGGAGAAAAACGCCGGAGCCGAACAATTGGCCATATTTGTTGATTCGGTTATCAAGGCCCGGAAAGAAGATGCAAGACTTCAATTCGAGGCCGCACTAGGAAGGTTCCGCGATCACGTTCCCAAAGTCCTAAAGACTAAGCAGGTCGTAATTCCAAACCGTGATGGCAGTCAAACTACGTATTGGCACGCAGAATTGGACAAGGCGTTCCGGGTTATTGATGAAGAGCTTCGCAAAGAAGGGCTCGTCGCCTCGTGGAGGCCGAGCGAAGGCGCGAATGCGAGAACGGTTATGACTTGTGTGTTTCGCCACTCCGCATCCGGGCACGTAGAGGATATGGCCACTCTCGGAGGGCCGCCGGATACTTCTGGGTCTAAGACTCCAGGTCAGCAGATCGGATCAATAGCTTTCTATCTCCAGAGGTACACGCTATTAGCCGCAGCGGGAGTTGTTCCCGAAGGCATAGACAATGACGCACGAAGTACCGAAGGGATGTCAGAACAGGCCATTACTGACTATTCAGTTCAGATGGAAGATTGCTCCGACATGGAGTCACTTCGCAAGAGCTTTCAAGAGGCCAGAGATAAGGCAAGGTCGCTAAACGACAAGAACGGCTATGAACGACTTCGCAAGGTTTACGAGAGCAAGAAGCGAGAACTTCTGGAGGCCCGCCAATGACCGAACAAGGCACGCAAGAATGGAGAGATGAGCGGGCCGGACACCAGACCTCTTCCATGATTCATGCTGTTTTGGCGAAGCCGAAGAAGGGCAGCAGTGAATCCACAACTCGAGCTAATTACCGAGCCAGATTGATTTGCGAAATTCTCAGCGGAAAAGCAATCGAAGAAGAATTCGAATCTTGGGACATGAAGCGCGGCAAGCAATTGGAGCCAGAGGCGCGTTCGGAATATGAACTCAAGAGAAAGCTAGCCGTGGAAACGGTTGGTTTTGTAAAGCACGCAACCATAGTTCGCTATGGATGCTCCCCGGATGGGTATGTCGGCAAGGACGGACTAGTCCAATTCAAATGTCCCAATCGCGCAAAGCACATGGACTGGCTTACTCGCGGCGGCGTTCCGGCAGAGCATCGCTACCAGATGCAGTCTGAGATGGATTGCACGGGAAGGCAGTGGAGTGATTTTGTCAGCTACAACCCTGATTTCCCGGAGCACCTGCAACTCTTCATTGTGCGGCTGAAACGTGACGAATCGGAGATAGCAGAAATTCGCAACGGAGTAATGAAGTTCAACGCAGAGATAGACGAAATAATTGCCAAGCTCCCGCCAGTAGAAGGATATTCGCAGGACTTGACGCAAGAATGGAATAAAAATCTTGAGCACATAAAGGCTCAACAAACAGCTTGAGCCGTGCCTCCCAGAGAGGCGGGCTCGGAAGGATCACCGTTAAACCTCCCCAGAGATAGAACGGTGATTCTTTCAAGCTCTAACAGTTAATCAGGAGAAAAGTAAATGTCAAAGATAACCATTACTGAAGCGTTGCAGGAGATTAAGACCATCGGCAAGCGGCTGGAGCGGAAGCGTCAGTCAGTTTTGCAATACATCGTGCGGGATTCCCGCATTCGTGATCCGCTGGAGAAGGATGGCGGATCGGAGAAGTTTATCGCCGGAGAACGGCAAGGGATTGCTGACTTGGAGGCACGGGTTATTTCCATCCGCACCGCGATTCAGAGAAGCAATCTAGATTCGCAAATGACGGTAGGCGGTAAGACGATGAGCGTGGCCGATTGGCTTACTTGGCGGCGTGAGGTCAGCACACAGTCAAGCACGTTTCTGCGGACGGTTTCGCAATCCCTGACTCAGACTCGCGCACAGATTCAACAGAAAGGCGGCAAGATGGTCGCAGCGGCAATTGCTGTGAACGAATCAGTCGGACCGAACGATCCTCCGCACGTCTTGGTGAACTTGGATGAGCGGAAATTGATGGACGAGCAGGAGCAGATGGAACAGACCTTGGGCGACCTTGATGGTAAGTTGTCGCTCTTTAACGCAACGTCGGTTATTGAATTTAATTAGTGGATTTGCCTTCGGCGGCGAAGTGAGAAAGCAATGAGGAAAAAACTTGCCGATATAGCTCAGTTGGTAGAGCACTCGATTTCTAATCGAGATGTCCTTGGTTCAAATCCAAGCATCGGCTCCAATTATGGAGCATCCCTAGCGGGAAACGGTTAAGAAGTTCACAAGTTGAAACCTCAAAGCTATTTTTCTAAATGCTGAGAATTGAAATATGACAAGTTGCTCAAAAACCTTCACTCAATCTACTGGCGGCAGAGATGTCGTCGGCGTTCTTCCTCAGAGGAACGATCTCCAGATGGAGGCTGCGGCTTGGAGGCAAATTTTATGACCTGCTCTCTATGCTCACGCGAGATACCAGAGGACAGACTTAGGAAGCACTCTAAGTTCTGCTCCAGGGAATGCCAAGAGGTTTACAGAAGGCTCTACATGCGTTTCAGGAAGATCAAGGCTGCGGAATGGAAGGAATGGTTAGCTCCATACCTCAAGACGCAGGATGAGTCGCGTAACAGTGTTACCGAAGTAGTTTAACGGCGCGTTAGGGAACTCGCCGAGTAAGTCTCTTTCAAGGGGAAAAGTTGGGGAAACTTTATTGGTTCAAGTTTGTGCCGGGAGACTGGCTCAAAGACCCGGAGTTACGTTCTGTTTCTTCCGGTGCTAGAGGTTTGTGGATAGACATGCTCTCACTGATGTTCGATAGCGTCCGCAGGGGCTACCTCAAGTTGAACAATGGCAATGTCGTGACCGCTGAGTTACTCGCTCGAATGACCGGGAACTCAACCGACGACACCTCCCATTGGCTTCAGGAGCTTGATTACTCCGGCGTTTTATCCCGCACAGATGACGGATGTATCTACAACCGACGCATGGTCAAGGAACAGGCAGAACGTACTAAGAACTACGAGCGCGTTACAAAGCACCGTTGTAATGCAAATGAAACGGGTGATGAAACGCCTATTTCTAACTCTAACTCTCTATCTGAATTTGATGTTGGTTCTAAAGAATCAAAATCAAAAACAAAACCTTCCCGTAAGAAAGCATGTCGTTTGCCGGAAGATTTTATTCCACAACCTGAGCACTATGAACTTGCTAAATCGTTGGAAATTAACTGCGAAATGGAGTACCAGAAATTTCGCGATTACTACTTGGGAATTGCGGGGCCAAAGGGACTAAAGCTCGACTGGCCGGCAACTTTGCGGAACTGGCTAAGGAACTCAATCAACTACCAGAAGGGCGGAGGAAATGGAACAAGACAAACAGTTAGGACTAGTGCCGCAGCGACACGACAGGCTAACACTCAGCAAGCAATTATTAACTCCATCACGAATCTCTCTCGGTCGCGAGATGGCGATTACTGCGGCGAACAGCAAGACGGAAATAATGCAGGAATTGAGCGACGAAATCTTCCGGCTGTACGCGGAACATCCGCCGGAGGTAATTGAGTGGGTATTTCGGGAGCACCGCAGGGAGTCGGATTTCTTCCCGTCAATTTCGCGGATCGAATTGCTCTTGAAGAGATACCAGGGAGTGAAGTTGAAACAGGCACAAGAGTTAAAGCGGGAGCAGGAACGTATCGCGGATGCGGAGCACCAGACTGTACCGTTTGCCGAGATTTGGAGCAAGTTCAAGAACCTTATTTCAAAGCC